CTGCACGTGCCACGGCTCGCCCATGTGGCCCGCTGTCTGCAGGCCGAACTTGTGGGCGTTGGCTCGCAGCCACCCGTATTGTGACGACGGCCCGATATCGGCGGCCTGACCGGAGTAGTGCGGCGACTTACCGTTGCGGGAGCCGAACTGACCGATGCCCTTCGCCTTGAGGCGGTTCTGGGTGGATGTGTCACGCAGGCCCGAGTTGATACGGAGGTTTGGGTTGGCCCTCATCATCTGGTTGATCTTCGGACGCAGGTCGAGGCTCAGCCCCGCCGTGGTGCGCCCTCCCTGGGAGTCGTAGTCACCGATGTCACCAATCGGAGTGAGGTTCGGCATCGAAGAGGCGAAGTCGGCGGCTATGACACCCCCTGTGGCCAAAGCAGCCGTACCACCGACGAGGGTCTGCATGGAGGAACCGCTCGACTCCAGCATGTTCCACACGAAGTCTTCGACCTGATCCGGCAGGTACGCCGTTGCCCCGCCGCCAAGCGCCTGAGTGAGCGCTGGGACAACCAGGTTGACGATGTTCCCCATTAGCTCGTTGAACATCTTGTTGCTGCGTTCCCGAGTGGCGTACTGGCCGCCCATGCGACCGGCGAGGCCGAACTCGTTGCGGGTCAGAGCGTTCTGTGACGCCAGTCGACGCCATGCCTGGTTGGACTCCAGGGCTCCGTTGTCCCCACCCATGTTCTTGAACACGTCTGCGTCACTGCCCTGAGCGGCCCTTTTCAAGGCATAGGACCAGAAGTAGTCCATCATGTCTGGTGTCACACCAACGGTCTGGAACCAGGCGTTGATGTTGCTGCCGGGGAAGTTCTGAGCCAACAGGTCGGCGTACTTGAACGGCTTGCCCCGGTCAGCACCAGGACGCTGTGACTGCAGAAAGCTGAGAATCCCGTCTGCCCACTCAGCAATGCTCTTCTGCCCGCCGCCCATCTTGATCATCGAGAAGGCACCGCCCGTGTAGAACGCCGATGCCTGCTGAGATGCTGTGTTACTAACTTGGTTACCAAGAACCTGAGACAACTGGCCCGCACCCACGCCGGGGGTAATCTGCTGCATCTGGCTGATGCCGGTGTAGAACCCTCCGGCCCGCTTCTGTCCGTAGATTTCCCCACCGAACCCATACATGGCACCGCTACGGCGACCGACCGTCAACGCTGTGAGAATGTCTGAAACATCACCCTGGATGCTTCCAGGGAACTGCTTACCCAGGCTGCCCATCATCGACGTGGTGTCCGAGCCAGTGGCCCACTGGTATGGGGTCAGTTCCTGCGACATCCCCAGCGCCTGCACACGGTTGTTCTGGATGCGCTCCCGAGAGAACCGCAGGGGCAGCATCGCCAGGTCGGCCATCATCCCGGCCGCAGCACCGATGACAGGAATCTTGCTGATGAGTCCGGCACCCGAAGCCGACTTCACCAGCCCGCCCATGGTCGAGGCCAGGCCGTTGGTGACGTTGCCTCCCGTGGAACTGGTATCCCCGCCTGCCGCTGCGATCGCCGTGCCTGCCGACGATGTTGCTGCCAGTGCGATACCAGCGTTTGGAGACGTGGAGTTACCACCGACCGGGCCGGGCTTGCGAATCTCGGAGAGCATGTTGACGATGGGGCCGGAAGTGAACCCCGACGCCATGCTGCCGAGGGTGGCCTTCAACTCCTTCAAAGCGTCGGTGACGCCGGTCAGCTGCTGCTGTACCTGCCCGATGCCGGGGATGTCGAAGGCGAACTGGGCGTTGATGTTGGAGGACCGGGTGCGGCCCCACATGCCGCGGGATGTGACGGTGCCGGTGAACTGGCCCATGCCGGAGGCGTCAGGTTCCGATGCCACGTCTCTCCCTTCTCCAAGCGATCATCGTTCTCCAGTAGCGGCGCTCCCGTTGTGTCAGCGCCTTCATGTCGCTCAGGCCCCAGCCGGGGTACTCCCGAGAGAAGAGGTCGTAGTCGAGGTAGAGCGTCTGCAGATCAAGGGCGAAACAGGTCAGGCCAGCCCAGGGCGAGGACCTGCTCACCCCCGCAACCCACACACGGCACCCTGAGGGTGAGGTCGATCTCGGGTTGCTTGCTCGTCAGTTCGGTCAGAAGGGCGGCACGATCACGCATGGACAGGCTCCGTGCGTAGAGAAGGGGGTCGAGCAGCAGCCTGCCGTTCACCTGGGTGATGACTCTCGCCAGGATGAGGGAGTTCTGCTCTGCTACGGCGGCCCCCTTCTTGTCGAGCACTGCAAGCTGGTCGGCCCCCTCGGCCAGGCGGTACTGGATGGAGTCACCCTTCGATGTGGTGAAGGAGTAGGTCATCCTGAACGGGTCTTCCATGGGCTTGGCCTTGAAGTCCTCGGAGAGGATCAGGTCCACTTCCTGCTCAGCCCCACAGTCGGGGTTGGGACACGTCACGTTCAACGTCTTGGTATCACCATACGTGGCGGCGACGACCGCCAACAGCAACTGCTGCCGCTCTCCCAGCAGCAGCTTCTGCAGGATGCCGAGCCGCTCACTCACCGGGCGGCTGCCCAGGTCGATCGACCCGATGCGCACCACTCCCAGGGCGAGAAGGTGGTCGTAGAAGCTGGCCGCCTCCCGCACCCTTGCAAGCGTCTCCTCGTCCGCGCCGGTCAGTTCCCTGACCTCTGCCTCTTGCTCCCAGCTGTCGCCCTTGAGCAGACCCCGAGGGAGCACCACGATGCCGGAAGGAGGGGCTTCGATGAGAGGGACGCTCCCAGCGATCTTCTCCTTCGCCTCGGCAAGCTGCTGCTCCCGGTCGGGGGTGTCCAAGATGGACGTGTCGAACTCTGTCGTTGTCACGATTGATTCTCCCTAGATGATAGTTGTGTTACCTGGCGGTGAGGGCGCTGCCGATTGTGCCGCCGACCGAAGAGCCAGAGTGGGTCAGGTTCATCGCGTCGGCGTTGTCGAAGAAGACATCGAAGCCTTCGTGGTGCACCTGCATCTGGTGCACCAGGACTGCGTTGTCCATCGCGTTGAGGCCGTTGAAGCCGATGCTCGCCGTCCAGCAGTTGTAGAAGGCGAAGGCCATCACGGCACCGTTGATCCCGTCACCGGACGAGCCCGAGCCGGGGTTGGAGGTGACAGGGTGATCCATGATCCGCACCGCCATGTCGTAGCGGTACTCCTGCCCCATGCCGATGGTGCCCTCGCCCCACTGGACCGAGAACATCTGCTTGGCCAGGTTCCACATGCCCGGCTTCTTGTAGAACACCCCAGCGGCCAAGGTGAGCGGAGCGAAGTCCGTCTGCCCCGGCAGCTTGTGGGGGTTGGTGTTCCAGCCGCCCTCGCGGTAGGGCACCATCTCGGTGTTCATGGCCAGACCCTCCACGGTCATGAATCCCATCTCACCGATCTGCGAGGTCAGCTGGGAGTTGCTGTGGAACATCTGGACTTGGTACTTGAAGTTGCGAACCGGGTCGGAACGAAGTCGAGTCCGGTCATTCAGGTTGGTTGATGGCATGGTGTCTCCTTATGGACGGGGCTGGACTTCGGCCGTGAACACGCCACGATCGAACTGGGTGAGGCGGATGACCACGAACTCGGCCGGGTACTCGGTCGCCACTCCGACTTCCATCCGCACTTCCCCCGAAGCGATCGCAGCTGGGGTGTTGACGGAGGCATCGCAGCGGATGAAGTAGGCCTCGGCTGCCGAAGACCCACGAAGGCCGCCCGCTTCCCACAAGGGACGCAGCTGGCGATCAGCAGCCATGCGCAGCGCCGCCCAGAGCCGCTCGTCGTTGTTCTCGAAGACGGCGAACTGGGTGGTCCGGCGCAGGACCTCACGGATGTAGATGAGGGTGCGCCGCTGGTTGACATAACGGTCGGGGCCGTAGCTCTTGCGGGTGCGGGCACCCATCACGGCGATGCCTGCGCCGACCACGCTGCGGATGACGTTGATGTTGGCGGCGTTCATGTCGCCCTGCTCGGTGTCGGTGAACTTCGTCTGCACGCCGATCACGTTGTTCAGCGAGGACAGCACACCGGCCGGAGCACGGAACACGCCCACCGTGGCATCGATGCGGGCGATCATGCCGACGACCGATCCACCGGGCGGGACTGCCATCACGCCACCAGCGCGCAGGGGGTTGGGGATCAGCACCCACGGCCCGTAACTGGCCGAGTAGCTGTCGCCCGTGTTGGCCCCCAGTGCCGAGTTGCCCGACATCGTGGTCTTGTAGGAGGCGTTGCTCGTCCCCGGCTCACGGGGCGGGCAGTTGTCGTTGATGATGAAGATGTCCGAACGATCAGCCCACGCCGACGACGAGATCGTGGTCCCCACGTACGACTCGGACCAGCCGGTCGTCTCAGCCGTGGTGGCGTCGTTGAGATACGGGCTGAGGTTGAGCACGATCGGCCCCTCCAGCTTGGCCACCGCTGAGGTGGCTGCAGAGGTGATGTCGAGTGCCGCAGGCAGCGCCGGGTCCACGCCGCCCGTGAGGGGGACGGGGTTGGTCGTCTCTTCGGGGAGCACCAGCACGGACGACGAAGCGATCGTGATGTACCGGGAGCCCGACGACGGGTCGTTCACTGCCTCCGTGACGGTGCGGGTGCCCTGCACCGAACCGGCGATGGTCACGTTGGAGAACGTCTCCACGACCTCGACGGTGTTGGATGCAGCATCGGTCACCAGCAGGACCTGCAGGGTGAACACGCAGTCGGCGTCCAGGGTGTCCTGCAGGCGCAGGTGGTACCGCAGGTCGTTACCCCAGGCACCGTTGCTCTTGGCCTCGATGGTGAAGGCGGTCCCCGGCGTGGGGGTCACATCCTCCAGCGTGGCGAAGGTGTCACCACCCACGGCCTTCGTCGCGGCAACACCATCCTCCGAGGACGACACGGCGCGCACGATGTACGACGTGCGCCCACCGTTCTGGAAGAACTGGTAGACGGCGTAGGGCAGGTACGACAGGGCCTGGACACCAGGCGTGTCGGGGTCCACGACGGTGGTGAACCCGCCGAACTGGGCGACGTAATCGCCCCATGTCTCGATGAGGACCGGCTCGTTGGCAGGTCCCTTGGAGGCGGCACCGACGAAGCAGGCAACGCTCGACGCGCCAGCGACATCGCCAGCGTTGGAGAGAAGACTCTCTTCGATGTACACACCTGGGCGGCGGTAGGTAAGCGGCATTGTGATAGCTCCTAGCTACGAGTGATGAAACGTGGATTCAGTTGTTGTCACATACGGTGCTACGAGCCTGATGGCTTCACATTGCATTGCTGGCCGTGCCCACTGCGTCAGCTGACACAGGATGCACTTCCTCGGAATCGTTGACATAGTAGAGCAACTCCCCGTGAGCTACGCGCTCTTCGTCGGGGACTGTCAGGTCGGGGTTGACATTGGGGGCGAGGACGTTGACCAAGTAGTCGTCCACCGCCTCTCGATCCGTGACGGCGACGAACACTCGGAGCGCCTGCCACACCTGGGCGATGCGGTCCTGCGGGACCTCTGCCTGGATCGTGATGGTGTAAATCTTGCGGAAGATGCGCTTCGTGCCCGTCTCGGTCGTCTCGGGGATGTCCTGCTGGGCGAAGTCGATCATCTCGACACGACGCCACGTGTTGTCGGCATCGACACCCATCCAGAAGGGACGGGGCGGGAAGATGTCGGTGAAGAACAGGCTGGTGAGATACTTGTCGTGGAGGCTCGACCGGGTGTGCACGGCGATCTGGTAGGTGAGTTCGAAAGCCAGGTATGGCCGCACCACCAGGTTCATACT